GGAACTAGACCCTAAATATTGCCAGGTAATAGTCGACCGGATGCTGAAACTGGATCCGAATATTGAAATAAAGAAGAATGGAGTAAAATATGAGCCAACAGAATCCAACGCTTAAAAAAGCTATGATTGAGGCTTTAGAAAAGTCTTTAGGAGTAGTAACTACAGCCGCTAAAACTGTAGGCATTGACCGCTCTACTCATTACGAATGGTTAAAAACTGATGAAGAATACAAGGCTTCAGTTGAATCAATTGCTGATATTGCCTTAGACTTTGCAGAGAGCCAGCTACATAAACAAATTAGCAATGGAGAGGTTTCAAGTACAATATTTTACCTGAAAACTAAGGGTAAGGGACGTGGGTATGTGGAACGTCAGGAAATGGACTTAACCAGTAAAGGAGAACAGATACAAGGCTTTAACTATATCCCTCCACCAAATGATTCAAATACCCTTTAGTTTCGAGAAAGACCTAGGCAAAGCGTATAACACAGCAATGGCAAAAGTAACAGATGAATATGCTATCATCATGGATTATGACGCTATGATTTTAACGCCGAATACCCTACCGCTTGTTGATCGTTATGTGAAGACTTACCCGGAAGCTGCATTATTAACCGGTTATGCAAGCAGAGCGCATCCATCGAGTTCACAGAAGTACCCGGTAATGAATAACGGCGATGTGCTGAGGGCTATAAATATAGCTGAGAAGTTAGAAGTCCGGGCAATGTCAGTAAAGAAGATCGAAAAGAATTTAACGGGCTTCTTTATGGTTATTAAGCGATCAACCTGGGAAAAGTATAAATTTAAAGAAGGGATAGGTTGTTTGGGAGTTGATACGGATTACTGGCAGCAATTGATTGCGGCGGGTGAAACGATATTGTTGATGGAAACTGTTTTCGTCTGGCATACATACCGGTTAAAAAATGGCATTAAAAACAAAGAGCACCTTATTATATGAGTGTAATAGCAGTTAGAAAAACGGGTAAATCAATTGAAATTTCAGGAGATGGTCAAACAACTTGGGGTAGAAATAAATTCCCTAAAGCAAATTACAGCGACAAGCAGGTAAAGTGTTTTGGTAAGATATTCCAAGTTAACGGAACAACATTTGGTTGTGCTGGAAGTGTTTCAGATATTGGCCTGTTACAAGTATTTTGTAAAACTCACAGGCCAAAAGAAATGGACAGGGATAGTATTTTAGAGTGGCTTATTGAATTTAAAGAATGGGCCAACATGAAGGCTAAAGTATCGTTCAACGATATAAGCATCCACGGTATAATTATAAGAGATGAAAAGGTTTTTTGTTTCTATGATCACATGGACGTTGTAGAGGTTAACGACTTTGATGCCGTTGGCTCTGGCATGTGGCTAGCGATTGGAGCAATGGAATTGGGCGCTAGTGCAGAAAAAGCGGTGGGCGTTGCTATTAAATACGATCTGTACTGTGGAGGAAATACGAGTAAGCTTGTTATCAAATGACGATATATACAGTAATCTTCGGGCCGTATGAAGAGCTTAAAGAACCTTTAATTATTACTGATGGATGGCAATATATCTGCTTTACGGATCAACCATTGACCTCTGACGTTTGGGAAATAAGACAAGTGGACACATGGGAAAATAAAAGGATGCACAGCCGGGAGTATAAGATAAACTTTGATAAATATATTGACGCAGAAGAAAGTATTTACATTGATGGTTCATTTCAGATCAATTGTGACTTAAATAAATGGTGGGCAGAGAAATTTCAAGGACCGGCTACGTTTATTAAACATCCACGGCGCAATTGTGTGTTTGAAGAAATAAGAACCTGCATCAAAAGAAAGCGTTGTGATGAAAAGAAGTTGAGAAGGCAGGAACGAGCGTACAGAGGGAAGATAAGGCCGGGAAAGGGAGTTATTCAATCAGGTTTGATGATGCGGCAACGAACGCCGGAAGTAATAGCTTTAATGCGTGAATGGTGGGATGAATTGCAGAAGTATTCAACAAGAGACCAAATCAGCATGGCTTATGTGGCGAGGAAAAGAAAGATCAATACAATAACCTGGAACTATGCAAAGGCAACTGAATTTATATTTTTAACTCATTATTGCAGACGATGACACGTAAGAATAAAATAATTTTTATACTTAAAATGGCGGGGATCATAACTCCGCAGATTATATTACTTGCAATATTTGTTTATTCTCAAATACTATTATGGAAAGAAGTTTTAAACAAATGACACGAACCGAACTAATAAACTACATCATTAAGAAGCAGGGGTATAAATTATACCTCGAAATTGGGATTGGCACAGGACGTAATTTTAAAGCGATTGATGCGCAATATAAAACAGCTGTTGACCCTGATCCGGCGTGTAAGATCGTTTTCAATATAACATCCGATGAATTTTTCCATGTTCAGAAGTCGGTGTATAATATAATTTTCATTGACGGCCTTCACCATGCCGACCAGGTAAGAAAAGATATTATCAACGCATGGGAATGTTTGACCGATGGCGGCTGCTTAGTCTTACACGATACCAATCCCGACCGTGAAGAAATAACGCATGTTCCCCGTGATTCAAAAGAATGGTGTGGTGATGTGTATAAGGCTATTCATCAAATTGACGGCCCACCAAAGTTTACCTTAAAGGATGATCACGGGGTGACAGTGATACGAAAAACAGGGCCATTGGTTATGAGTGATGGCGTTATTGAATGGGAAGGGTTTGAAATGTTCAGGGAAGTAATATTGCATTTGGTAACGGCTGAGGAAGCTATTAAAATTATTGACGGATGGAAATGATACTAGCAATTAAAGATGCACTTAAAAAACTTCCTAATTCAAAAGAGATATGGATTCATCCTGACGATGAAAAACTGGCCGGAACTGAATTATATGATTTAGGGTTAAAGGTTAGAGTTTTATTGATTGTGGAAAAGGGAGGGTTCGTTTTGTCCGAACAGGATATTGATGAAGTTATTTCAAAGGAGATGCAGGATAATAAAATATCATTTTAAATGGAAATAGTTTTACCAGATGGAAGAAAGGCAACGGTATTAGGGCCAGTGACCAGCAAGAGCGTTAAGATACGTCTCGAAAATGGCAGGGAAACCCTTTGGCCATCCGATAAGCTGAGAGAGGTAAAGGAAGGCGAGGACACGCTAAAAATGGTTATTGTACCGGCAATTGATAGGCTAAGGGAATTAAATGATGACATGACTTTATTAAATAGTAGTGGTATTCATTTTATAAGTTCGTCGTTAAATGATCTAAAAAAGAAGCTCGCTAAAGAGGCGCTTAAAGACTTTGAAAACAAATGGGGACTGATATAGCCATACCCTTAGCCCGTGATCGCTTCCACAGCTACTACGAGCTGAAAATGACACTCCGATCCATTGAAACAAACCTATCCGGATACGGGAAAATTTATATCATTGGCGAAAAGCCCGGATGGATAACAAACGTTACACACGTTCCCGTTCCTGACATGACAGGTAGAAAGGCGTTCTCTATCTTCCGTAAAATGATGACAGCCGCAAAGAATGAAACCGTATCTACTAAATTCATAAGTTGGTCAGATGATACTTATTTACTCGAACCATTAGCCGTAGAAGGAATAAAAGACTGGTATGATGAAACGCTGAAAGATTGGACATTTAAGAATATCAACGCTCTTTACAGGAACATCATTAAAAATACCTGGAAAGTGTTTCCGGATGGCTTATTCTACAACGTTCACACGCCTTGTGTTTATGAAAAGGAAAGGTTTGTTGGGTTGAATAAGTACAATTGGTCAACTACTGAGTATTTAATCAAGTCCATGTACTTCAATGATGGTGAAAGTAAGCCGGTACCAATGAAAGACCCCAAAAGACATAAAGGATTATTTTATTCAACAGGCAGTAAAATGACCGGCGAAGATGACAAGATGCTCAGGGAGTTGTTTAATAAGAAAAGCAGGTATGAACTATGACCCCTACGATTAAACCAACTCCGAAACAGCACTTAGCCTGGCAGAAGTTGCAGGATAAGACTACACGGTCTGTAGTGTTTGGTGGCGGTGCTGGTGGTGGTAAAAGCTTCTTAGGCTGTGAATGGATTCTAACAAACTGTTTTTTCTATCCTGGTACAAGGTGGTTCATTGGTAGGGATTCACTCAAATCACTCAGGGAGTCAACCCTTATAAGTTGGTACAAGGTTTTACGGCACCATAAAATAAAACATGAAGGGTTATTTAAATACAATGGTCAAGATAATTTTTTCCTGTTTACTAATGGCTCCCGTGTTGATCTCGTTGATCTTGGCTGGTATCCTAGCGACCCTTTTTATGAAAGGTTTGGTAGTATGGAATTTTCGGGAGGATGGATTGAAGAAGCTGGGGAGGTTTCCGATCTGGCTGCTCAGATGATAAGTTCCCGTATCGGTCGTATGTATAATGATAAATACAATCTATTAGGTAAAGTATTCATGACCTGCAACCCAAAAAAGAATTTCCTCTATAAAGATTACTATCAACCGTGGAAAAAGGGGATATTACCACCTGATAAGGCTTTTATTCAATCACTGCACAAAGACAATATTTACGGAGAATCAGGCTATGAAGGCGTTCTTCAGAAACTTTCAGGTGTAGCCAGGCAAAGACTTTTACTAGGAGATTGGGAATACGATGAGGACGCAAACAGTCTTATTGAGTACGAAAAAATACTCGACATTTTCAAGAATAACCACATTAACGGTGGAGTACATTATATCACTGTTGACGTAGCCAGAAAGGGGCAGGATAGCACTGTAATTGGCTTGTGGTCTGGATTTGGTGTCCGATTTTACCAGTATGAAAAGCTATTAACCACTGAGGTTACAAAAAAAGTTAAACAATTACAAGAAAAATACCGAATTTCGGCAAGCAATATTATTGTAGATGAAGATGGTGTAGGTGGCGGCGTGTGTGATCAGTTGCAATGCCAGGGGTTTGTAAATAATTCCCGGCCTCTTCCGAACTACAGTAATCCGCAACTAGACCAAAGGGGAAATATCATTGTTGAGAATTTCGATAATCTAAAGTCGCAGTGTTATTTCAGATTAGCAGATCGGATTAATAAAGGGCATTTGTTTGTTGATTGTGAGGAGCCGGAAATGATAGAAAGGATTATTCAGGAATTAGAACAGGTAAAGCAAAAGGATATTGATTCGGATAAAAAGAAAGGTGTAGTTCCAAAGGAAGAGGTGAAAGAGATATTAGGAAGGAGTCCCGATTTTTCAGATTGCTTAATGATGCGGGAATATTTTGAGTTAAAACCAAAGTTTGTAGTTACGGCGGCATGATAAACCAAGATGAATAAAGTAAAACAGATTTTAGATATCCTCTTCCCCTCTCAGCAAAAAGCTGCCGTTTTCCCGACCTCGCCAAGTTCCTTTCAGATCGTAAACGGAACGATCATAAACTCCCCAGATAATAAAACTTCCTACTTAGATAACGGGTATAATATCAATGACATTATTTACTCCATCGTTCAGTTGATTACTGAAAAAGTAAAGCTGGCGCCGTGGAATGTTTATAAAGTTACTGATGAGGATGCGTTGAAGAGTTATCAATCCATCATACAAAGGAAAGATTTGTCTGCTGATGACATTGTCAGGGCAAAGAATTTCAGAAAGAAAGCACTCGAACCCTTTGATGCAGATGGTAAGTTGAACGAGCTTTTAAAGTGGCCTAACGAATACCAGACCTTTGCCGATCTTGTTGCGGATAGCTCTATATATAAATTACTCACAGGAGATCGTTTAATATGGGCTGAACTACTCAGCGCCGGCGCTAACACTGGTAAGCCGCAATCATTACACCTACTTCCTTCCGATCAGGTAAGTATTGCCGTTAATAATGTTTGGCCGTTAACAATAATCAGCTATAAAATAGTTACATGGGGATTGCAGGACATTCCGAAAGTGAATGTAATGCATGACAAGTATTTTAACCCTAACTGTGATTTACAGGGATCGCATTTACTTGGCCTGGCACCGCTTAAAGCTGCTTTAGGGTTAACGACCCGTAGTAATTCAGAGAACAGGGCTGCTACTATGTCTTATCAAAACGGCGGGCCTCGGTCAATAATATTCGTAGATGAACCGCAATATTCAGGAGTTGAAAAAGGCGCTGAGGCGTCAGCTATCAAAAGAATATTAACATCAAAAGAATATGTCGGATCGAATAATAGTAATAAGTTGGCTGCATCAGGGTATAAAATAGGCGTTGTTCCTTTAGGACTATCCCCTGTTGACCTGGATATTATAGAATCAGAAAAATGGAGCCTAAGAAGGTTCTGTAATGTTTTTGGCGGCGTTCCTTCTCAGTTATTAAACGATCCGGATAATAAAGTTTACAACAATACCGTAGAGGGTGAAAAGGCTTTAACATCACGTTGTGCTATTCCCTTGCTCAATTCATTCAGGGATCAATTCAACCGTAAATTATCAAACGATTGGGGCTACAAGGATAAAAATATCTATGTTGATTTTGATCTGACTGTTTATACTGAGCTACAGGAAAACATGAAAGAGAAATGGGAGTGGGTGAAACAGTTGCCTGTGGATAATGGGTACAAACTTGATTTAATGGGGTTGGATCATCCGGAAGGGCAAGAGGAGTTTATGAAACAAATCCTTGTTCCTTCTGGTTACGAATTATCTGAAAGTTATGGTGAAACAGAAACAGACAGAGCTTT